GTTGGTCAAACCATGAGACCATAAACCTATCTCCTGACTTTCACTTGAGTAGTTCTTTCCGGACTGGAAATAATGCTGGTGCTCGATATAATAATCAGGGGTGTAGGATAAATATGATTTCCACTCACCCTTCAGGCAGTTATACCCAACGGTGAACGAGACGTCCGTGAAATGGCTGGTGTCCTGCAACTCCACCGCCTGTCCGTTCCTGTAGAACCGGCCGCCACGGAATTGGTACTCGCTCGGATTCCCTACCGGTATATAATCTTTCTTGGTTATCAGAACCCTCTTAAACCTATTATCCCAACCCATGGACAACCCTATACCAAAAAACTTGTTATCAATATCATAATAAGACAACTCGGCGTCCGTATCAGCGTTATATATCCGGCTACGGATGATCTTCATCTGAAGATGCTCCTTAAACCAGTTTCTAAGCCCCGGTGTGACCTCCGTAAGATTCCTACCATTAGAATCTACCTTAAACACCTGACCACGCCTTAAATCGACCCAAAAATGCCCAAACTCGCAACTGATCATATCCCGACTCTGGGTCCCGGAATATCCTAACGTCGTATTATTATACTCGATACCACGAGAGGCGAAAAGACCACCTGTCCCTAGCTCGCTATTCTCCGGGGATATTCTCTCCGCCAATACGTCTATGGCGTTATACAGCCCTACCTGATTCTCGAAGCGAGCCAGTATCTGATCCGACTCTATCCCTTTCATGCTTATAAGCTTTCCGAACGAGGTCTTGAACTCATGGTAATCCATAGGCTTGTACGACAGCCAAGGATCGGTCATGCCGTTCTCCGACACGTCGGCGGTGCTCCATATGACGCCGTTGGGTCTTTGGTAGGCGCAGTCCCAAAAATTGCTATCATACGTCTCCGGCAACGACCTTCCGCCTAGCGTAAAACGATTCTTATACACAGGGCTCATCTTAAACACATTATCCCTTGATATAGGGACATTACGCTCCTGAGTCCATGATATATAATCCCCCACCTCCGGATAGAACCCCTCGTAAGGCTCAGGTCCGGCTATACGGAAATTGCAATTGATCTCAGACTCCACAAGAAACTGAGGTATGCCATAGAAGTATAGGAAGAAACGACCGCTAAGATACATATCTCCGGTCTTGCAAACCATCTCATAAGCGCTCTTCCGGCTAGGGAAAGAGTATAGCGATCCGGTATCCGTATCGGTCTTATTAAGATAATCCTCCCCGGTATCGTAATTGACGAAATAACGGGGATACCCGATGTTTCGATAATCGTAATAAGGGAATGGTATCATGTCCCCCTGACCGAACTGAGTCAAATAAAACATAGGCATCTTCCTCTTAAGCGAGAATCTTGATATAAATACATCACCTCCAAAAACAGGTTTACGCTTATTCTCATCCATCAACCCGCAACCACCTAACGATACCCACCTGATATCCTCTATCTGCCCGTATTGAGCCGGAGAATATTTCTTTATCCTCATATAAGGGCAGGATACGAAAGATTCACGTGTCATAAAATGAGGCGTCATACCAGCCACCTCATCGTTACGAATATTACACTCATCCTGAATACGGCTGGTATCGTAACTTGAAACCAACTCCGGATATTCAAGCATATATTTATCCATACCAAATGACATGAACAATGAATGCTCACGATCGAGGTTGTTTATGATAATA